GCTGGTTAGTACGAACTTGTACTAGTCAACCGGATGCATGCCAACGGCAGTTATCCACGTTTGCCGACTTTTTGGCAAACCTCTTTCGTAAGAACTAGGATTCAGTTTCCTGAACCTGTTCTAAACTTCAAATTGAGGATTTCATAATGAAAGCTCAACAGATTACATACGACATGTGTCGATGTTATTTGCGTGACAATGAGTCACTATTGCCAACTTCGATTTATCACAAACTCTCGGGTTACTTGAGAGCGCGTGAATTTCAAAAGTTGGCTTCCTGCAGCGACCTTCTCCTCCCCGATGTAACATGGGGTGAGGAGTGTTGGCTTATCGTTCTTCAAGTCGAGGCTATGTTCAAAAAGAACCCAGCTTTTACTGATCCTGTCTTAGCTAGGCTAGCAGCATTCATATCCTTCGAAGAAGGAGAGAATCTGTGCGCCGAAACTAATATGAGACTAGATGACTGGTACTCTTGCCCGGAAAATTATTCGGCCAAGGTACAAAGTCAGGTAGTCCGGATGCAGTATTTTATCGACAAAACGTTAGGCCCACACTTGGATTTTCTCAGAAAAGTTCCTGAGTTGATCCAGGTCACTGCCGGCGCCACTGCTACACGATCGCGAAGGGAATCACTTCCATTCTTGAAAATTTCCAAGAAACTGAAGTGTACTCCCGGGGCAGACAAGTACTTACAAGCTTTATCCAAAAGTTTTGGATATGGCGAGCTTCGTACGAGTTTCGTCCCTTGCAATCGTGTAGAGTTCGTACCTAAGTCTTGGAAAACCGAACGTACCATAGCATGCGAAAACGAAGGGAATATGTTCCTTCAATTAGCATTCGATGAGTACTGTAAACGGTCCCTGAGAAAAGTCGGAATCGACCTTTCTGATCAGACTCGAAACCAAGAGCTGTCACGGATAGGATCAATCAATGATGGCACTGACAGGATGTCATATGCAACCATTGACCTATCTATGGCGTCGGATACTCTTTCCTATAATACAGTTGCTCTACTCCTTAATCAAGAGTGGTTCAACTTTCTGCGGGCGGTTCGCTCGCAGTTCGGTCAGATGTATTCGTTACCTCGCATTGAGTATCATAAGTTCTCCAGTATGGGGAACGGTGCTACTTTCGGCTTGGAAACTCTTGTTTTCGCTGCTGCTTGTTATTCTGTGGGTTCTACTGCCTATTCTGTTTATGGTGATGATATCATCATTGAACAGAATTTGGCTGATGAACTTATAGAATTACTAGCATTCCTCGGCTTCGTCCCCAATACGTCAAAGAGTTTCCTCACGGGACCCGTTAGGGAATCGTGTGGAACTCATTGGTATAGAGGGGCGCTCATCACCCCGAAATATATTCGGGAAATTGATGAACGTAAGGCCACGCA